CGCGGCTTTGGCGTCGGTGGCCAGCTCCATGAACAGGTCGCTGTACGCGTTGGTCTGGGCGAAGGCGTCCCGGATCTCCTGATTCTTGACGAAACGCTTGCCGTCGGGGGACTTTTCGCCATAGGCCCGCAGGATGATGTCCTTGAACACGTTGATGATCTGCTTTCCGTCCTGGGCCGCGACCACGCGGTTGATCATCTCCACCAGACCGCCATCCACGGAAAGCTCCATCTCCGTCACCTCAGCGGGGGTCAGATTGAAGTAAAAGTCCTCGGTGCGGGGAACACCGTTGTAGTCCTCGTAAGTCATGGTTTTCTTCAGCATTGCAGTTTTCTCCTTTCAAAAATAAAAAGAAAGCGGAGCCCTCGGTGAATGATATGTACCCCCTTTACTGGGTACATATCAGAAGAGAGCCCCGCTTTTGGGTTGGGGTGGTTAGGATTCCAGGGTCAGGTTGGTCAGCGCGTAGGTCTTGGTGACGGAGGAACCGTCCTTGGTGGAGGTCACCTTGACGCTCTGGGTGTTGTTCTTGATCAGCAGGACGATATTCTTGTCGGCGTTCAGGGTCACGGGGCCCTTGGTGCCGCCCACCAGCTCCACGGTGGTGACGGCGTCAGTCGGAGTCACGTCGAACTTCAGGGCCAGGTAATGGCCGGACTGCTCGGCGGGCTTGCTGCTGAACTCGGTGTAGCCGGTCACGTTCTTCAGCGTACCGGTGATGCTGTCCGCGCCCACCGCGACATTGGTCTGAAGGTCGGACACCTTCTTGCCGAACAGGGTGGCGTCGGCACTCTCAGGAGAGGCGGTCACAGCCACGGAAGGCTTGAGCAGCTGAATGACCTCCTCAGGCAGAGGCAGGCGGGCGTCCTGATCCTCGGTGCCGTACAGGATGTCCTCCAGGGCCTTCAGCTTGGCGGGATCGACCTTGGTGGAGGTGATGATCAGGCGGGCAGTGGGCTTGTAGCCGGGAACGTCCACGGGAGTGGTGGTGATCTCCCAGCTGGGGTTGATGGGCTCGGGGGAGTCGTTGACGGTCTGATAGCCCCGCTCAGAGGGAGAGGCCAGGCCGCCGTAGACCAGGTGCAGCTTGTAGCCGTGGTCCTGACCGTCCACATCGTTGCCCAGCTTGGTGCGGTAGCTCAGGCCGAAGACCTTGCGGTTCTGCTGGCCGGCGACCACACCGGGGGCGATCTCGGCGGAGCCGTCGCACTCCTCCCACTCGTCGGGGTAGGTGTAGCACTCGACGGTCAGGCCGAAGTCCTCAGCGCCCACCAGCACCAGGTACTTGATGTTGTCGGCATAGAGGTTGTTGGGCTCCGCGCCGGAAGGGCTCTCGGTGATGCCGGTGATGCCGTTCCAGGGCACGCCCTTGTTGTAAAGGCCGGCGGAGCTGATGGGGTAAAGGACAGCGCGATCAACACCGGTTTCGTAAAAACGCTCACCGGTCTTGTCCCATACGATTCTACTCATTTCGGATTTCCTCCTTTAATAGTACAGGTTGAAAATATCGTGGTTCAGGTTGTCCGCTGTAAAATGGCGGTCATGGGTGCACATGGGCAGCATGGCGAGGCGGTGAGGGAGGTCGCTGTCCGGGTTCTTGTAGATGACTGTCACCTGGTAGCGGTCCAGCAGGCGATAAGGGGCGTTGTCCGCGTGGACAGTTTCGATTTCGCTCCGCTCATAGACGATGCAGTCATACCGCACCTTCAGGTTCTCCGGCGGCTGGAAATACACATTCCCGGAGCCGAGAATGCCCTCCAGAACCGCCTGGAGCTCATAACGCCTATTCATGGTACAGCCCTCCGATGGTCAGGATCAGCCGCGGATAGCCCACCTCGACCCTTGAAATTTTCCACTTCGCCCCCATGAACGTCACATACCGCATTTTGTGGAAATTCTCCCTGGCGAACGGATCGGCGACTATGCTGATCTCGTTCGCGACATTGATGTCATCGTTGAACGACTCCCCAGACTGAAGCTGGCGTGCATTCCGGGTCAAATCGCCGTAGTACGGATACTCAACGATCTGCTCCTCATGCACGCCAGGCGCGGTCTGAATGGTCTCAGCATAGCCTACCGATCCATAAAATTTCGCCATTTTGAATCTTCTCCTCAGGGAGTGCCGGCCCCGCCGCCATCGCCGCCAGTACCGCCGGAGGTGAAGGCAGCCACGGGCTCCTCCAGAGCGATGGCGGAGTAGACGCGGGTCAGAGCACCGGACAGCCGAGTCTCGATCAGGTACTTCTGCTGGTTGAAGTCGATGTCGAACTGGTCGAACCGGGTGATCTCGCCGCCCTTGGTGGAGCCCACGGTGTAGTCGGTCAGGTTGACGAAGATGCCCAGCAGCTTGTGCTTGTGGCCCTCGTCATCCATGCGCACCAGACCCTCAAACTGCTCGGCAGTGTAGAGCTCGCCCACATTCAGGGCGGCGGCCAGGTCGGCCTTGGAGGTGTAAATGCGGCGGCCGTTCATGTCCCGGGCCAGCAGCATCACGTTGACCATATGGGGCGTGCAGAAGAAATCGGGGGTGCCGGTGCCCTTGTACTTCTCACGGGCATAGAGGGCGGCGGCGATGACTGCCTCAGCATAGATATAGTTCTCGCCGAAGCTCATGCTGGTCTTGCTGCCCTGGAGCTCGGCCTTGGCGGCCTCGATGTCCACGTCGTAGTGGATGGTGTAGAGGTCGTTGTCGTTCCAAATGGAGCGGATGTGATCCTCGGAAATCTTCATCTCATCATCCGGCTCACGGCCATCGCCCACCATGATGGCGGTAGCGACATCTTCATTGATGTTCTCCCGCATAACGGCGTACTGGTACTCCACCACATCGAAATCGGTGATGTCGATGATGTCGTCCCGGTGCAGGGCATCGGTGCGGTACACGGTCTGGGGATCGGTGGTCCGGGTGATGACGTTCATGTTGCCGGAGAGCTGCTTACGCTTGCCCTTCTGATAGCCGTGGGCCCGGATACTGTCCTTGCGGGTGTCCGTCTGGCGGGTGCGGATGCGGCTGATGGGGCTCTTGTGAACCTTGCGCATGACAACGCTCACCCAGCCCTGGTCACGAGCGACCCGCTCAGGAGCGCCGGGGCGCAGATCCTTGTAGTCGGGGAACAGGCTCTCGATGTTGTCGATGCCGTGCTTGAGTTCGTTCTGATCAGCGTAGATCTTCAGAGCAGTCCGAAGGCTGCCCACGCTGCTGCTCTTGGCCAGAGCAAGAATGTCAGCGCAGTCGGAGTGGCTCAGAACGGTGTCCTGAGTGTCTTCGGTGTCGAACACATTGTGCTTCATGGTCTTGTTTCCTCCCTTAGATTTGTCGGATTTGTTGTCGGGGTCATCGGGGTCCTCTTCCTCGTCATCCTCGGCGTTGTCGTTCACCTGCTCCGCGGCAGCAGCAATCAGAGCGTACATGACCTTCTTCTGCTTCTCGTTCATGGTGTTGACAACATCCTCGATGGTCTCCTCGTCCTCGGGCTTCTCTTTACCCTTGGACTTATCGCCATCCTTAGGTTTGTCCCCGTCTTCGCCCGCGTTGGGCTTGTCATCAGGCTTCTCCTTGGTATCGGCCTTGTGGATCAGCGGGGGCTTCTCATCGGGACGGTACAGGGAAATAGGCTCGTAAGCGGACAGGATCATCTCCTGCTCACCGCCTTCCCCATGAGCCATGTCCACGAAGTCAATGAAGGCGCCGGGATTCGCACCGGCCACTACCAGGCTGACCTCGCGGATGTCGCCGTGCATGACGTCCTTGTTCGGCGTCTGCCGGAGCCCATTGGCATAGATGGAGAGGGACACAATGTCCCCGTGCTGCACCAGCTCCTTGGCCGCTTTGCCGCTCTCACTCTCGTTGAACGTGCAGTATGCATAGACGCCGTCCTTGCGGTTCTCCAAGAGGGCGTGGCCCAGGATGTTGGTGGGTTCGTTGTGCTGGTGGTTCCAAACAAGAGGAACCGTCTTCCCGTCGCAGTGCTCGAATGCGTTGTGGCGAATGGTTCGCCCATCAGCGCAGACAAGATCGTTTCGGGTAGCCCAGCCACTAAAGTCAAACTTCAGATCCATTTTGAACATTTCCTCCTTCGGATTCAGATGGTGGCTGTTCGCCCTCCCCTTTCGGGGCGCTTAGGTTACTGTTCCGGAGCTCGTCCGCCTTGGGGTCCTTCGACGGCTTCATACCGATCTTCTGCCGGATCTCGTTGGAGGTCATGATCTCGTTGCGAGTCATCTTGTCGGCAATTTCGGCGATGTCGTTGATGGGCACCAGCCTGAACGGGTCTCTGAAGAACAGGATCGACTGCTTCTGTGACCGAGCAGTTTTGGTGAGGAATTTCCTCTTCATTTCGTCAACAATGGCGGACAGGATGGGTTCGATGGTCCGGTTGTCGTAGTTCAGCTTCGTCCGGTCATCAGCAGTGCCGTCCAATATCCCCTGGGTGATTCCCAACTGGCTGTAAAGCATACTCGTCAGGTATTCGATCTGGGACATCAGATTGTTGTCGATGGGCCGGTTCAGCTGCACCACATGCTCCGTGCCGTCGGTGTAAGCGACGCCATACTTGGAGCCGGACAACTGTTCCTCAATATCTCTACGGCGTTTTTCCGCCTGTTGACGTCTCGCTTCCGTCTTGATGACGTAGGGGAGCTGGATGATCAGATTGAGCTTTCCGGAGCCGCTCTGTTCGTCGATGGCGTCCAGAATGTTCAGCTTCCGGATCAGCCGCTGCATGGTGGAGTTGGGCTCGTTCATGATTGCGAAGAACGGGTTCTCCACCAGTGCCACCGTGCTCTTTGGCAGGATAATGTCCTGCTTTTCACCCCGCTGCTCGTTATAGACCCGCAGCTTTACGTGCTGTGGATACCATTCCAGGACCTTGCCGACCCGCAGCTTCTCGATTTTGTAGGAGCCGTTTTCCGGGTCGATATCGGTGTCCGTGGGCACGATGGCCACGCAGCCCTCGTCCAGCATGGACATGACCACGTCCTGGATAAAGGCCCGTCCGGTCTGGTCCAGATTCGCCTCCAGGGACAAGCAGGAATTCAGCGAGGAGTCGATCACCTCGGTAAACCGCCCGTCCTCATCCAGCCTCGCGTGCTGGATGGCGATGGAGGACGCGTCCAGCGCGATCCGGTTGTAGACCGATGTGATGATGGACCGCTCATTGCCCCGGCTGAAAATGGGCCGGTCCGGACGGTAGGAGGAGCTTGGGCCAAGCGGGTATCGGAACCCAAAGGTTTCGTTACCCAAAAAAGCGTTCCAGGCATGTTTCAGCCTGGAACCAAATGCAATTTCCATAATCTCTCACCTCCAGTCCGCGCTTGATGAAATTATGTCGTTGCTCTGTGTGTTGAATTTTGGGCATAAAAATCCGCAGACCCGGTTAAGAGTCTGCGGCATGGTCCATGGGATTACAGTTTCTTCATGTCTCCAGGACTGAGGTTGCTTCTCATGGGGTTGGTCCCATAAATCTGTCCATCGTCTGTGACGAGATACTGGGCAGGGGCTGTCAGTCCCGCTGTGATAGACTGGGTGTTAAGAACGATGCCATTCGGCTTGTCCCAATACCCGACAACCGCCTTATCGGGGAACTGCTTTGCGAAAATAACAATGGCTTCCTTTACGGTCATGTTTATCCTCCCTCTTTACGTCTTTTTAGGTCGTTCAACCGCGGCCAAGGCATAGGTGGTTGGCTCGCAATTATCAAGGCGGTTATATGTGATGGTTTTCAGATTGACAAAGTCCATGAACGATCTGGTTTTCGACGGAGATTGAGTAATCTCTTCTCCGCTCTGACCGTCATAGATTCGAGTTCTGCCGCCCTCATTCTTCCAGAAAAGACTATGCTTCCCCCCGAGTTTCCAAGCCACGGTCAGATTGCCATAGGACCCGTCGCCGGTCTGCGAAAGCGTATCGAGAACGGCTTGCCCCGACTTTTTTCCTTCCCATTTTGACCTCAGGGGAATTGAAAGTGGCTTTGAAAAAGTCATCAGAAAAGAATCCATCACTGACTTTTGTCGCCTGCACGTCATATCCCTTCTCTCGAAGGGCCATGGCGGTTGTGCAGAAGGTGCAATTCATGGTGGTGCCCAAATCAGGATAATCCGGATTGGTTACTTTGACGCTCTCTTCCGCTTTCATCTTCCGGGGGAGGCGGGGGCACTCGTCAAAGTCTTTAATATCCTTCTCCCGGTTGAGCCTATCCAGCTCTTTCATCCGGCCTTTCCGCAGCATTCGGTTTTGTACCGCTTTCACGGCGAGAACAGCGGCAAATGCGGAAACATATGTAACCGCCTGGATTGCGAGATCTTCATTTACAGAACCGGTCAATTCGGAAACCTTTTTGGAACCCACACTCTTCAGAAAAGAATCAACCCCGTCCTGCTGGTTCTGACTATACCGTTCTTTTCCGGCTTTTGTCAATGTACCATCCTTGTTCTGGTAACGACGTACGCCCCATTTCATACCCTTGACGCCGTAGTGCATCAGGTATTCTTGGGGAGAAAAA